CTTGAGCTGTTGCTCAGGCAACAGCTTTTCGGCGCGCTTCTCATACTCGGGATTGCCGAGATGGCCGAGCGCGGCTGCGATGATCGGAGCGGACGCTTCACCACACGCGACGATCATCTGCACGATGAAATCTTCGTTCGTCGAAGCCCCCCCGCTCGCGACCTTTTTGAGCGCAGGAAACCGCGCCACGATCGCGGCGATCTCCTTGATGGTGATACCGCGCACGACATAACGGCCACCATCGATTTTGACGACAGCGACCGATGTTGCGGGCGCAATGTCCAGAAGGTCTGACATGGTCTGTCCTTATGCTGTCGCGCCCTCGTCGCGGACGGTAAATATGCCGAAGTTGCCGTCATCGCCCTTCTGCACCTCGGCCTCGATCGTGAGAACCGAGAACTCGTCTTCGGCGGTGATGAAGCTGAACTCGCCGGCCGGCACGACCGAGATCCTGCCAATGTAATCGACCTGCTGACCGATATCGTTGGTGCCTACCACCTTGATCTCGCCGGCGACCTCTGTCTTCTTGAACGCAGCCACCGTCACGTTGCCATCGGTGTCAGTGCCCACCTCGCCGAGCGAGAAGATCGCGAGATTTGGTCCGTTGATCTCATCGAGCGTCAGCGTGATCGTTGCGCCGGTTTGGGTCACTGCAGTGAAGTCCTTGGTCTTGACACCCTCGCGCGACGAGAAGTGTTCCAGTTTTTCGATCGTCGGCGCCCAGACGAACGACGGTGCGTTGCCGAGATCGACGAAATCCGGCGCGCCGTCTTCCTTGAACGACACAATCCCTTTGCCGATGTGATAGTTTTGAACAGACGGTGACACGGGCATGGTAACGCCCTCCTTTCAGGTAGTGATGATGAGAGCGCTTGCCCAAGGCGCGGCTAGGGCGGCGACTACAGGTCTTCCGGCTTCAGCGTGTACTTAAACATGAACTGTGCGCGCAGCGCGCCGTGCAACGAGCGCATCCAGCCGACGTCGGTCTGGCATCCGAGATAACGGATCGCGCCGTTGCCGTGGCGCCCGGTCTTGACGATCTGCTCGTTCAGTTCGGTATCGGTCAGAACCCGCTTGATCAGTTCGCGCCGCAGCGTGGTGATGTCCGATCCAACCTCGTCGGACTGCTGCGCGATGATGATCTCTGGCGTCATCGTGACCAGCGTCGGCCGGCTCGGCGGGCGCATCGTCGCGTCGCTCGCGTCGGCGGTTTCCTCATCGCCATCAAACACGATCGCTGCCGGCAGATGCTCCTCGGTGAGATCGACGTTGTTGCGGACTGCCGTGCGGATGTTCGGAATGGTGGCGACCACCTCGAGCAGCCGCGCCAGGATGTCCTCGCGAACGTCAACCATCAGTCGACCCGATGGCCTTCAGTAGGAACCGCACCTCACCGAGGTCCTCGCCGTTTGGGCTGCCGCGCAGTTCGTATGAGCGCACGGTCCACGATCGGCCATTGAAGCTCAGCACAGCGTCGGTGTAGTCCTCGCGGCCGATGCCGTTCTCGGCAAGCTCGGGGATGCGCGCGAACGCGCCAGGCCCGACGCTGCGCACCTCGGCGGAACCGGCCGGCAGCACCTTCGGGCGCGTGTCGTCGATCACCGTGATGTCCGCCACAACGCCAGCAGACGTATTGGTCACGGTCAGCACCGCCGCCACGCCGATCTCTGTATAAACCGGATCATATAGCAGCGCGCTAAAGTCGAGCATCGGTCACCCGCCGGAACGCAAACGTGCCGATGTCCTCGCGCCCGAGGTCGGTCTCAAATGTGCTTTCCGACACGAGTTCGAAGCCGCATAGTTTCATCGCGTATACCAACCCTGGCTGCGTGAAATAAAAACAATGCTCGCGTGGTCTGAAATGCTTTGAACGCAGGACGTGCTCAGCGTCACGATAGATCGGCGTCGACACAAATATCCACTTACGCACGTTGGCGAGCAGCGGCGGATAATGCGGGATGTGCTCGAGCACGTCCCATAGTGTCATAGCGTCGAACGGGCACCGGTACGGATCGACGAGCAGCTTGCGCTCAGTGAGCCAATCGACACCGGCTGGATTAACATCGTAGCCCCAGGTCGCCCGCTTGTGCGCCAACCGCAATTCAACGAATGCGCCCGAGCCGATACCGGTGTCAACAAGCGCGCCCTGGAAGTGCCGATCGACAAATTCAAGCCGTCCCTTCATCAACGCCCGCCCGAGCGGCGTCTGCGCATCGCGGTGAAACCGATCGAAGTACTCTCGGTCATACGGTTCAACGCCCGCCTCGACCGGATACCAGCCGATGCCGATTTCCGGCCACCAGGTCAGGCGGCGACGCGAGAACAGTGCATCTAGCGGATAGATACCCTCTGGTCGCAGTTGTGCAGCCTCATGCATCGACGAAGGGCCTTCGTTCGAATGCAAGCCAGGTATCGTCGACGAGACAGATGGCATCGCCCGCCTGGTGCATCTCATCGAGCACGACCTTCACGTCCACATTTCCGAGAGTTTGATAATCGTGCCACACGATGATCCCGCCCGGACGCACCAACGCCCGCGCCAGCATGGTGTCGTGCAGCACAGCCGCGCGGCCATGATCGCCGTCGATGAAAGCAACATCGCACGGCTCAAGGTCCGCCACGGTCAAGTCGAGCGAGCCGCGCGGCCTGACGATAAGATGAAATCGCGGATCGGACAGAACCATCTCCCCCGGATTAGATACGGCATTGTCGAGCTGCAGCGCCAGGATCGGCACGTAGTCGAGCGGCACGTCGATGCCGGTGTAGCGTTCGATCCCCGGCACGTTCGCCATGATCGCCTTGGCGGTTCGGCCTACATTGACGCCGAACTCAATCACATGCCGCGGGGACGATACGGTACGGATGAGCGCTATCAGCGTTTCAAGGTCTTTGTTGCCGTGATCCATGAACCGCGTCGGCAACCCCGTCCAGTCGATCGGCTGCACGTCCAGCGGCGGCCCAACGGGCAAACTGACCGAGTGGATCTGCGATCGTCTTTTCACAGGCATGCGGCATATGTGTGCATCGGCAGTATGCCTCCGGTACGGCGAAACCAATGCGGCTGAGGTCAAGACGCGGATCAGTGATCTTCTCCGGTGCATTGTGGCCACCGTTGCCGCCGAGCACGATGAACGCCCTGGTCTTGAGCGCGAGTGCGGCTGGCACGATCCAGCCGACGCCCCCGATTGCGATGTCCGCATCACGCACCAGCGCCATCAGTTCACGCACCGGCAGTTCGCCATGCACGAAGTAGTGGTGCGCTGGCGGCAGATTTCCGACTGCCCATTCATGGCCTTCGGCAATGGACGCAACCGCGACCACGGTATGGGTGGCCATCAGTTCTTCCACCAGCGCGTTGACGTATTCCGGCTTCGGGTTGCGCGCCGGATTGCACCACTCGGCGCGCAGCGTGACCGGCCGCACCACCGCGATCGGCCGGTCCGACTTGACCGGCGACGATCCCATGTCCGGCAAGTCGAACAGCGACGGATCGAATCCGACGCGCAGCCGGGTATACCAGCGTTGCTCCAGTGACCGTATGATCGAGCTTGCCGCCAGGTTGGCGTAGTGAAGCTGATACTCGCGGATATAGCCTGGCGGCCGCGACCAGCGTTCCTCCGACTGCAGCGCAATGTTGTTCATCTGCGTGCGCAGCTTGCGCGTACCGCGCACGAACCGGATATCCAGATCCTGGTACAATTCCGGCCATGGCGTATCGAGCCATATGTCGTATTCCGACGCGGCGGCACGCACGAACGGCCGCGAGTACACGTTATCACCCATGCCCCAAGGTCCGCGGAGCAGTATCGGCGTCAAGCAGCGCGTCGCTCGCCGAGCGCCTCTTGCAGGTCGATTATCGGCAGCAGATCCGTCCACGCCGTGCCGGGTGAAGCGTTGTAGCCAGCAATGCCCAGCGCCTTGAGCGACGGAATGATCGTCACCAGGTCGGCATGTTGTTTGTCGTAGCAGCCCGGCCGGTGCGGCCAGGGGTGCGGTTTGTGATGATGAGTGCGGCCATCCGCAGCCACCCGTCCGTCGGCACCGAGCCACACGATCGTTCCGCCCGGCCCGATGAGATGCGCCGCCAGATTGGTTGCCGCCGTTAGCGAGGTCCATTTCTGCATCAGGCTGTTGCGCGCCAGCGCTAGCCCCGGAGGATTTGTCTTGCGACAGACCAGCACCTTGCGGTCCTTAACCATCCGGGAGGTGGTGACCACACGGCCGGTGAAGGCATTGGCCGCCGCCCGGTTTTCCGACTCGTACCACCAACGCCAGTCGCCGAAATACAAGATGTCGGCCCACGGCATTGCATGGACGCTCGAGTTAATCGCGATCACGCGCCGGCCGCGCAGCGCCTCGAGATCCTGCCCGAGCACCGACGGCCCGCCGCCGACAACGAACGCCGTCTCGCCAGGCCACTCGCGCTGAACCGACCAGAACGCCGTCATGCCACGGTCAGCCGCCGATACGGCGCAATGAGATCGATCACAGGCATCGAGAGGAAACCCGGCGAGGCCGACGACGTCGACGAGGTGAAATAGCTGATGCGCGTGTCGCCGTGCTGCACCTCGCGGATGGATGGATCGCGCGTGCCTGACGTGCGCCCTTCGCGCACTGCCTCGATCACCGCTTTCTGCAGCCTGGCCGGCGCCTCTTCCGGCAGATCGTAGCCGCCCGAATAGGTGATAGCCATGCTGCTGCCGGTCCACCAGCCATTGACCCAGACGCGACCGGATGCCGGATCGACCTGATAGTCCGTTGCGCTCGGGATCTCTAAAATCTCGACCACCGGATAGAGCGACAGCGTCAGCGCCATTCGCGCCGGCATCGTCTCGCCGCGGTCGAACGTGAATGTTTCCATTGCGTCGGCGCGGCCGAAACGCCGGTGGCAATACTCTGCAATGATGCGTGATTGGAATGTGATCATCGCCTGCAGCGCCGCGTCCTCGGTCGTACCCTCAATGCCGAGCGCGAGTTTCAGGTCATCCAGGCTGATCAGGTCCGGACCGGCACTGTCGGTCGCCTCCTCGAGGATTTCAAAGACCGAGTGCATCAGCGGAACCTGACCGGCTCGGGCGCGCGCTTTTCGTCCGCTCGCCAGTCGCGGCCATCGGCGCCGCGCTTAACCGCCAGGCGCCAATCGTCGCTTTTACCCGGCTTCGCGGTGGTATCCGCCTGCGCAATGAAGAACGATCCGCCCAGCGTCACGCCATCACCGGAACTATATGCGCCCTCTTTCCACACGCCGGCATCGAGCACGACTGCGGTCTTGATCTGATGCACCTTGCCGCCGAGCGACCAGAGCAGTGTGCGGCCACCGTCTGCCGTTGTGATCGATGCGGCCTCGGCCATGCGCTCGACGCGCTGATCGATGTATTCCTGCAGCAGCGTCAAATCGGCGGCGTTGCGGCCCGGTTCCCCCTTCTGCCCGCGTTCGCCATCCTTGCCATCGGTACCGACCGGGCCAACCTTGCCCGGTTCCCCCTTGTCGCCCTTTTCACCACGGTCGCCTTTTTCGCCCTGCAGGCCGCGCTTGCCTTCCGGCCCGGTCTCGCCTGTCGGCCCCGGAACTCGCGCCAGCGCACGCACCTCAGTCAGCGCGCGATGACACATCGCCAGGCAAACGCTCAGCGCCTCAGTCAGCGTATACTGCGGTGCGGGGATGGTCGGAGGATCTGACATTCACCCACCCTCATGCAGCCAGCAAGACCAGGATTGCGGCCTCATCGTCGTCATACCGTCCGACCGCCGAACCCTTGAGCTGGATCGTACCCAACCCAGTGCCATAGGCGCCGGCAACGCCTTTACCTGATGCCGCTGCCGCCTTGAGCACCGCGCACGCCACGCCGACCTGGCCGCGCTCGCCGACCGCCGCCGCCTTGAGCGACAGCCGCGCCGCACTATGCCCGATGGCACCGGCTGCCCCAGTGCCGACGCCGCTGATACGGGGGAGAGGAGCGGCGGCGG